AGTAAGTTAACTAAAAAAGAAGAAAAGGATGTTAAAAAAGAAGCTGCTAAAGCAATTTCTAAAACTAAGAAAAGTACTGATACTGATGTACCAAAGAAAAAAATTTGGAAAACAAGTGAGATTTCAAAATTAAAACCTCATCAGTTTGAAAGATTAGAAAAGGAGATTGACCTTGCTCGTTTAGAAGGTAGGATTGAATATAATTAACAATCTAACTAAACAATAATAGGAGGGTACGACCATGGCTTTTGGAAGTGCTGGTGGATACGGTAATTTACCTTCAGGTAATTTTACTCCACAAATTTTTAGTCAGAAGGTTCAAAAATTCTTCAGAAGAGCATCAGTGGTAGAGGATATTACTAACACTGATTACGCTGGAGAAATTGATAATTTTGGCGACACAGTTAAAATAATAAAAGAGCCTACAATCACTGTCCAAGATTATGCGAGAGGAACAGCTGTATCAACACAAGATTTAGCTGACGATCAATTAACATTGGTAGTTGACCAAGGTTCATATTTTGCATTCAAAGTAGATGATATTGAAGAAAGACAATCTCATATAAACTTTGAAGCTCTTGCAACCTCTTCAGGTGCATATTCACTTAAAAAGTCTTACGACTACAATATACTTAAGTTCATCTTTGACAATGCGTCAACAGATTCAACTACAGGAACTGATGGTTCACCAATTACAGGTGGAACAGATGGTGACACTTTAGCTGGTATTGTATCAAAAGCTAAGACTGTTCTTGATAAAAATGATGTGCCAGAAGAAAACAGATGGTTAGTTGCTCCACCAAAATTCTACGAAAATTTAAGAATTGCGGGTGGTAAGCTAATGGACCAATCAGTAATGAATGATGGATCTACATCACAAATCAGAAATGGTTTAGTGACTGACAGACCATTATTTGGCTTTAACATGTACACAACTAACGCTATCGTAAATGGTGGTGCAGGTAGTGCAGCAAGTCAAACTTTTGGAACTTCATCAGGATCTACTGAGCATATTTTCTTATATGGACATATGTCATCTGTAGCAACTGCTAATCACATTGCAAAAACTGAATTAATCAGAGACCCTGATTCATTCGCAGACATCGTTAGAGGTCTACACGTCTATGGAAGAAAAATCCTTAGAGATGAAGGTGTAAGATCTGGCGTTGTAACATTATCATAATAGTAGGGAGGATATAAACAATGGCTAATTATAATAATTCTAATTCAAATAGAATATTAAAGGCTTCTTCTGATAAACTAAGAGTTATGTCAGAAGTTATAGACTTTACTGCTACTACAACAGCAAATAGTGGAGACACTTTTGACGTTATCGGCATCCCAGCTAATACTTTAGTATTATCAGCGGGTGTTGATGTGTTGGTTGCTGATACTGCTGGAAACAGTG